TTTTTTTTTTTTTTCTTGCCATTCAAGTTGATTTTATTTGTGATCAGACACAGAAGTGACAGGGATGGAGTGAAAGACATACATTTACACAGAACCCTTCATAATCTTCTTTATCCACAATAAACTCATCATCAATCTTATACCTCCCACCTTTATACTTTATATTAGTGTTTGTTATTATCTTCATGACTTATACCTCCTACATAATATTAAAGGGGCTAAAAAGCCCCTTACATTTTCTATCCATTTACGTTCGCTATAAATACATTGTCTATGCTTTCAAATGAAGGTAACATTATAGCTGATACCTTAGTAAATACATTCACTGGATCTGTTTTCTTTTCTGTAGTAATAGCTACGCCAGTATTAACTATTTGAACTTCTGCATTAGTAGCCCCACTCATAAGGTCAGATTCTTCCGGAGTAGTACCATAGTATAGATTGCCTAAATCTCCATCAGGAATTAAAGTAAACACATCATCCGGGAAGAATTGAGTTTTTGCTCCTGCTTCTGATTGGAATTTTTTATTATAGATTGCTACTTGTAAATCTAATTCAGTATCTAAGAAGTCTTTTAACTTAGCATCTGTAATAAGTTTGTTCCCTTGTCCATCCGGGTATATAGCTAAATTTATATTCTCGTTTTTCTTTAAGTAATTCCATGTTTTCTTAGTACAAATAGCTTTCGTTGGTCTTTCTCCAGTATCATCCTCGATTATTCCTTGCCATGTATCTATATCACTTATAGGGTCGGAATTAGTTAAGTCGCTCCACATATCTGTGCTTAATAGAGTTTCCATATGATCTGTATTGAATTGGTAGTCATAGTCATAGTTAACTTTATTTGCAACTATGCTAATCTTTCCAGTGGCAAGTAGCTGCATAATCATTCTTTCAGCTTGTACATCAGCACCCTCTATAAGGCCAGTAACATTGTCAAATATCTTGTTTACTATCATATCTATATAAGATTGATTTCCACTTTGAATAACCTTATTAAGTTCTTGTCTATCCCTTTCCTTGATTAGTGTGCCTTCTTTGAAAAATGGCATTTCAGTTTCTAACTCATCAAAACCTACTCTATCTCTTAAAGTAGACTCTGTATCAAATGCACTAGGCTTTAATGCTACTGGAAGTCCTTTACTTCCTTTAATCCATCTAAGGTCAAGCCCTAATTGTTTTTCAGATGGGAATAATGTTTGTCCTAAGTATGGAGTTTTGTTACTTGTTGCTTCATCATAATAAACTCCTATCTCTTTAGGTTTTACTAATTGGTAAATATTTGGCATATGTCTTCACTCTCCTTTTCTACTTCATAAATATAATTCTTTTTGCTAATGCAGTTTTTGCTTCTGCTGCAGGTGCACTTGGTATCTTATTAATGTCAATATTTCCTCTTATAACCATAGAACCATGTTTTGGACCATAAGTTACATCAACATCATAAAGAAGAACACCCTCTGCTGATGTTGCATCTACAGATTGAGTGTTCTTTTCTTGAATTGGCTCATTATCATTTTCTAGTGTGGATTTTGTCTTTCCACCTACTATAGTTCCTGCTGGGACTATCTTTAGTCCATCTTCATTAGCAACTATACCTTCATCATTTACAGTAACCGCAATAGCTTCAAAATTTCTTGTCTTTAATATCTCTGTTACTCCTGTATAACTCTTTTTAACGAATTTCATCTAATTACCTCCTAACTAAAATATGGATTCTTTCCTTGTTCTACCTTCGACTTCTTTCTTCTTTCTGCAAGTCTTTGTCCTATACTAGACTTACCGCTTTTTCCTGTTCCATCCCCTCCAGGATTTCCACCAGCTCCACCGCCTATATTGTCACCAGTTCCACCTTTTAGGAATGGATAATCTTTAACAACTTTCTCTAATGCATCTTCAATGCCTGTTACAGCTCCTTCTTCACCTACTTCAATTTCTGATAAGTCAGCTAATTTTAAAGCTGCATCAATTTGCTTTCCTTTAAGTCCAAACTTTTCATCTGTAGCCTTAACCTTAAATTCAGCAGTTATTGCTATCTTATTAGCCTTTTCAATAGCCTTCTGTTTTTCAGTTTTTAAGCCATTAATTTCTTCTTCCTTTTTCTCTAGATCAGTTTTCTTTTGTTCATCAGCTTTCTTTTTAGCATTTACAATAGATTGCAAATCATCAACGGACTCTAGGCCTAGAGTTTCAAGTAATTCCTTTTGAGCTGCTTTCTTAGCTTTACCTTTTTCTTTTTTGACTATTGAATTAATATCATCTTGGTTAAATGTCTTATCTTCCCCTCCATCACCGGAGTTATCTCCACCGTCATTGTTTGGGTCGGTGTCCCCACCATCTCCACCTTCTGCGAATAATTGAAGGTTCATTGGTATAAAATGTTTGTTCTTCTTTTCTGCTAATAACTTTTTATCATACTTCATATTAATATCTCCTTTCATCCTAGTTTTAAGGTGTTAGTCACCTATCCTAGCTTTCTTTAGTGCCTGTTGCTAGTAAAAAGGCATAATAAAAACACCTATTTGTTAGGTGTTGGGTCTTTAATAATAGCTATAGTTAAAGGTCCTGTATATTCAAAATCACCATCTTTGGTTTTAATTACACAATCATTTTCACTAAAAGACCTTATAATCTCTGTGTAATTATGGTCACTGTTGTAATATAAATCTTTTAGCAATCTATTAGTATTATGTGTCTTGTTTTGGCTTTGTTGATATTCTTCTAATTTCTCGTATTTCCCTAGTATTCTATCTAGCTGTTCTTCTATCTCATTCAACTTCTCTTTAGCATCTGATACATCTAAGTCAATAGTTAGAGCTCCTATACTCCTTTGTTTACTTTTTAAAGTGCATTCACTACCTTTTGTTGTATTAAACATATTTATTCCCCTTTCTCAATAGTATCAAGTATAATTTTCAAAGGTTTCTTAGATATCTTAATACCTTCTTTTTCTAAGTTTGTTAATATAACTTTTTTAAGCTCGTTTCTTTTAGTTTTCTTTTCAGTAGCCATGGTATCACCTCCTATGGATGCTTTTTCATGAAAAATTCATTTATTTCTTCTTTATTTAATCCTAAGTTTTTCAGTTTCTTTATGATGGTCTCTTTTGTATCTTTGTTATCTAAAGAAAGAATCCCTCCACTTTCCAAAGTAATATGTAATCCTCGCTTATCTATTTTAACTTTCTCATTCATGTTTATTCATCTGCCTTTTAAGTTCAGGCATATACTTATCACTAAAGTCTTTTAACTGCTTATCAGTGAAATTAAAATAATCCTTTAGTATTTCCAATGATGTAATCATACCTAACATAAGTAATTGTTGTCTATCTTCTTGAATAACCTTGCCTATGTTCTTTTTCATGTTATTTCTTTTATTTTTATTCTTCTTTATTTTCTTTGACATTTTACCCATTGACTAATCCCCCTTTATTCTTCTACCAACAAATCTAAAGTCCTTATTTAAATCCTTCCAATTCTCATTCTTGGATTTTTTCATCTGAACAAATCCACTCAATGACTTAGGAGCATTATCCCCTAGTCTAGCCTTATATCTAAAGTATTGTAACTTATCTTGCCTTTGTGTTCTTTTCTTATCCTGCATAGCCTTATACGATTGTTTCTGTTCCTCTGTTCTTTGGTCTACTTGATTATTGCTATGTTTTCTTAGTCTTTCTACATCTCCAGCATAATACTTCTCTTGGAATATAGCTACTGTATGTCGGCAGTTAGGATGTGTCTTTGAAATAACATGATTTTCCCATTTAGGATAACTAGGATTATCTCCACTAATACTGAATACTCTACCTTCATACTTAGCACATATCTCACAAGTTGTCCCATGTTCTGATACTTTTATAAGGTCATAACCTTCTTGTATGGCTCTATTCTCTAACCCTCTAGTATTAGCTTCTCTTAGCGTTGCTCTAGCATTCATTTCAGCGTAACTATCTAATTGCCATTGTCTACCTCGTTTATCAGTAAATGATGCAAAGCCACTGTCTGTTAATTCCTCTACTATAGCCTTTGATATATCTTTCCTAGTATCACCTTTTAAGGCTCCTTTTAATGCTTGTCTTTTTGTTATCTCTGCAAATCTATCCTTAGCCATTCTTCCAACTCTTATGGATAGGTTAGTAGTAGCCATCGATAAGTTTTCATATAAAGAAGTAGTTAATGTATCTATTGATTCCATATGCAACCCTATGAAGTTATCATCTGTTATCTTGGCCTTGAGTTCTCCAGTGTCAATAAAACTTAAATCTGAACCCTCTAAGTCAAAACCTCTTAGATATTCTTCTTCTACTGCTAATGCAACCCACTCGTCATAATATTGGTTAGTTTCTGCTATAATAAGCTGAATCTGTTTATATATATTCTTAGCTTGTTTTACATTCCCAGCTTGGGCCATGGCATTCATTTTTTCATACATTTCAATTAAAGCTTGTCTAGTAGTATCGACTAATATTTGAACCTTATCCATTATGAACCAACTCTATCTTCAAATAGACTTCTTTTAGCATTAGCCATTTCTTGCCTAGCTTCTTCTTGTATTCTGTTATATATATCTTCTGCTTTATCATAGGATATATGTTCAGTTCTCATAATACTGTGGATAATGCTTGTTATGCCGGAATTAACTTTAATCTGTTCAGTTTCAGCTATTTCCTTATCGTCTTTACTAAAGCCTTTTTCCCACATGATCTGTAAGTCTTTTAATTCTATATCTGTGTTGTCTAAAGCTAAAGCAGTTTTAATAATTCTTTTAATTCCTGCTTTCCAGTAAGCCATAAATCTATCTATGTTACAGTCGGCTCTGAACGACTTTAATTGAATTGCTCTACCAGAAACACTTCCGGAACTATCTAAGCCATAAAGTGAAGGATTTAAAGGTGTGACAATATATAGTATTTCAAATAAAATATCTTTAATATATTTAATATGTGCATCTATTTCAGCTGGCCATGTATGATAATTAACCTCTGCATCTTTTTCATCTCTTTGTATATACTTGCCTATTACCTTTTGTGGTTTCCCTTCTTCATCTTCTCCAAGTTCAGGACCACTCATTGTAGGATCAGAATACTTATCTAAAAGCTTTGATAATTGACTTATACGATTATTTATTTCATCATACAAAGGTAACATACCATCATGAATACTACGCCCATAATAGTCACCATTACAACGCCACAAAGGTATAAAAATAAGTAGACTACTATCTAAGTCTACTACTTCATGAGATTTTATATTAAAAAACTCTGATACCTCATGCTCCCTTCCTAACTTTCCTAGGTTATGCTCAAAGACTT